TACAGCCTGATCTGCCGCGCTGATCTATTCGGTGACCTGATGCACGGCGCTGGCATCAACGTCGATGGACGCGCCTACACCGTGAAGTCGGTGATGCTGATGGATGATGGAGCGTTCTGCGAGATCATGCTGCAGCGCACCACGACACCGGAGCAGAGCACATCTGATTTTGCAGTGCTCGACGGCGATGGTGTCGACACCACGAGCACTGTCGTGATGGATGGTGGAGCACCTGGCACGACCTACATTGAGGGCAACGTCCTGGACGACGGAGCGCCGTGACCACTTTCACACGTTTCAAGCTGCGCAACGGCACGGCTGCTGAATGGACTGCGGCTAACCCGACGCTGCTGCAGGGCGAGATCGGGGTGGAGACGGATACAAGAAAATACAAGATCGGGGATGGCAGCACTGCCTGGGCTGGCCTGAGCTACTACATCGACGGCGTGGCGATCCGTGGTCAGTGCTCGAAGATGACCGATGGCACGATCACGATTAACACGTCTGGCAGCTACGTGACCACCGGCCTGACTGCAACGCTGGATAGCAGCACCGCCTATGGCATGGTGCTTGGCACTGATGATGCCTTCGGGCTGAAGAACGACAGCGGCGCAACGAAGCTGTTCAGGATCTACGGGAGCATCGATGCCACTGATGGGAACAACAGCACGCTGGGCATCAAGCTGGCCAAGAACGGTGTGGCGATCGATAACAGTGAATGCCGTGCCTTCACCGGCAGCGGCGCCCAGGAGGCCAAGCTGGTGACCAGCTGGATGGTTGAGCTTGAGGATGGTGATGAGGTATCGCTGCTGATCGCAAACCACAGCAGCACCACAGACATCACGCTGAAACGTGGCCGGGTCATCGCTGTTGAGGTTCGTGCCTGATGACGACCAAGCGAGAGCAGATCCTGAATCAGATCGCGACGACGCTGGCGCCTACAGCAGGCATCAACGGTCGGATCTATCGCTCACGTGTATCGGCATTGGCCAGGGCTGAATCACCTGCGATGGTGGTGGAGCCTGTTCGTGATGATGTTGAGCAGAACACCAGTCTGCCGACGCTGGATTGGAGCCTGACGGTGCGTGTGGCCGTGATCGTGCGGTCATTGGTGCCTGACCAGGCGGCTGACGCGATTGTGGAGGACATGCACAGCAGGCTGATGACAGACCTGACGGCTGGTGGCTATGCGATCGATGTGCAGCCTGACACGGTGAATTTTGAGCTTGTTGAGGCCGATCAGCCTGCTGGTGTGATCAGCTGTAGCTACATCGTGCGGTATCGCACGGCAGTGGGTGATCTGACGACTAGCTGAGCGGGCTACGATGGGCCTACTGGCTATCTGGCGCTTTCTTCTGCCATGACTCTTCTCACACGCCGGCAGCTCATCCTGGCCAAGGAGGAGAGCGTCTATGGCACTGATCCAACGCCTGTTGTTGGCTCTGACGCGATCTTGGTGCGCAGCATCTCTGCGACGCCTCTGGAATCAGACACGGTGAGCCGTGAGCTGATCCGCCCTTACCTTGGTCATAGCGAGCAACTGTTGAGTCAGACCAGGGTTGTGATCGAGTTTGAGGTGGAACTGGCTGGTTCTGGCACCGAAGGCACAGCTCCTGCCTATGGCCCGTTGCTGAAGGCCTGTGGGCTGAGTGAGACCGTTGTGTCGGCCACCAGCGTGACCTATGAGCCAGTCTCGACGAGCTTTGATTCGGTCACGATCTACTTCAACAACAGCGGCGTGCTGCACAAAGCGACGGGTTGCCGCGGCAGCTTCACGCTGAACGCTGAGGTGGGCGCCATCCCGACCATTGCGTTCACATTCACCGGGATCTACGCAGCGCCAACGGATGTCTCGATCAGCGCTCCAACCTATGCCAATCAGGCTGATCCGCTGATCTTCAAGAACGGCAACACCAGCAGCTTCCAGATCTTCAGCTATGCAGGCTGCCTGCAGTCGCTGAGCTTCGACATGGCCAATGAGACGGTCTACCGCGAGCTGGTGGGCTGCGACAAGGAGGTGCTGATCGTCAACCGTGCGCCTGCCGGTGAGGCGGTGATCGAGGCCGTGCCTGTCGGTACTCACAACTTCTTCAACGATGCGACTGGCAGCAGTACCGGGAACCTGACGTTTGAGCACGGCACGACAGCTGGCAACATCGTGACCTTCACCGCTGATCAGATCGATCTCAGCAATCCGTCCTACAGCGATCAAGACGGCGTGCAGATGCTGACGCTGCCGTATATTGCCACACCTACAAATTCTGGCAATGATGAGATGAGTCTGGTCTTCACCTGATACCTCGTGGCTTTTATTCTCAAGCAATCCAGCTCCTACAGCTGGCCAGTAACGATCAGGATGCCAGCTGATGGCGGCAAACGTGAGAAGCAGTCATTTGAGGCTGAGTTCAAGCGGTTGCCACAGTCACGCATTGCCGAGATCCAGGCCATGGCGCAGAAGCTCGTGAAGGCTGCAGAGGCAGGTGAGCAGCTTGATGGCATCAGCGACGTCTCAGTGGCTGATGAGGTGCTCGTAGGCTGGTCCGGGATCCTTGATGAGGATGGCGAGGAAGTGCCTTACAGCGAGACGAACAAGGCGATTTTGCTTGAGGTGCCTCTGATGGCTGCTTCACTTGTCCAGGCCTACTTCGCATCGTTGACGGACGAGAAGCGAAAAAACTGATCGGCGCCGCTGAGCATTGGGCCGGCGGCGCAGTCATTGACAAGACGGCAGAGGATGCAGCGGTGATGGGCATCGAGCTGCCGGATGATCTGGTGCCTGATGGGCGTGATGATTATGAGGTGACGCCTGAGGCATGGCCTGCTGTGAGCATGTTCTTGAAGGTGCAGACGCAATGGCGTGTGGGCATGGGCGCTGTAATCGGGTTGGATTATGGGGCTCTGCGATGGTGCTTTGAGCTTGAGGAGGTTGAGAACCCTAGGGAGCTTCTGGAAGATCTACAGGTGATCGAGGGTAGAGTGGTGGAGATCCTGTCACAACGCGATGGCTGACACGAAGACCAGTGTTGTCATACAGGCATCGGTGCAAGGCCTGGCCAGTGTTCAGGGCTTAAACAAAGGGCTTGGTGGACTTGCTACGCAAGCAAATACCACCGGCGGTGCATTGGGCCGCCTCAGAGGCGCTGCAGGCGGTGCTGTCACTGCATTGCGTGGGATTCTGCCTGTGATTGGCGTTGCAGGCGTTGCAGCGTTTGCGAAGAGCAATATTGACGCAGCTGATGCGATGTCGAAGCTATCGCTTCGGACTGGCATCGCAGCGCCTGAGCTGGATAAGTTCAGAAAGGTCGCAGAGCTGAGCGATACGAGCATTGAGAGTCTGAGCAGGGCATTCCCTGTTCTGTCCAAGAATGTTAAGGATGCAACTGAGAAAGGGACTGGCCCTGCTGCGAGAGCATTTGAACAGCTTGGCATTCAGCTGGCCAATGCTGATGGCAGCTTGCGATCGACTGATGAGATCATGCTGCAAATCAGCGATGCCTTTGCTGGCATGGCTGATGGCACTGAGAAAGCTGCGTTGGCATCCCAGATCTTTGGTTCACGGCTTGGTTCCGAGCTGATCCCGATGCTTAACAGCGGTGGCGATGCCGTGCGCAATATGAGCACATCGATGACACAGGAGTTCGCTGATAGCGCTGCTGTATTCAATGATCGTTTAGAAAACATGCAGGAAAAGCTGGGCGATCTTGGCGTGCGCATGACCACTGCATTGCTGCCTGTGATTGATGGCTTGGTGGCTGGTGTTGAGACGCTTGTAAATGGCTTCTCTGCTCTGCCAGGCCCGATCCAAACGGTGGCTGCTGGCCTTGCGGGCATCTCTGCACTTGCTTTGGTGTTTTCGCCGATCATCAGCGCAGTCACGGCACTAGGACCACTGATCGGCAGCCTGATCGGTTTGCTCACAGGAGGAGGTGGTTTGGCCGCTGCCATCGCTGCTGTCTTCACTGGCCCAGTCGGATGGATTGCGCTGCTTGTGGCTGCTGGCGTTGCCATCTATGCCTTCCGTGATCAGATCGGGGCTGCACTCAAAGCCATCAGCGACTTCTTCGTGGATGCGTTCAAGTTCATCGGTGATCTGCTAAAACGAGCTGCACAGGCTTATCTGGATTTCTATGTCAAACCAATCCTTAAGTTTGCCAGGAGCGCATTTGACGGCATTGTGAGCATCTTTGGGCGCATTGCTGAAGCGGTGCGTGGGCCGTTCAATGCTGCCTCCAATGTGATTAAGTCAATCTTCCGCAATATCCTGACCTTCCTTGTCAATAGCCTCAACACCTGGATCAACCGCGTTAACTTTGCCATCAGGCTGGCTAACAACCTGCCGGCTGTGAATATTCCACAGGTGCCGAACGTATCGGTGCCTGCTTTTGCTCAGGGAGGTGTCGTCGGTGGCCCGACTTTAGCGATGGTCGGAGAAGGCGGTGAACGTGAGTACATCGTGCCTGAGAGCAAGATGGCCAGGGCTTCGGCTAACTACCTCGCAGGCATGAGAGGCCGCGCTGTGATCCCTGCCTTTGCTGAGGGCGGTGTGGTTGGCCCTGGTGGCGGTGGCGGTGCTGCGAACACCACAGTGCAGATCACCACCGGGCCTGTGCTGCAGCAGGACGGTCAGCGCTATGTCACCGTCGGCGACCTGGAGCGTGCTCTGCAGGACTTCGGAAGCCAGATCTTCCGCAATAGCCGCACCTATGGCGGCAGGCGCTATCAGGGAGCCTTCTGATGAGCAACAGGGCTCAGGCGCAATACCTGCGGATCTATGATTCAGATGGCACCTATGTACGATGGCAAACCTACTATGTCAATCAAACAGTGACATTAGATGCCGTTAGCTGGGGCTATATGCCATTCAGCGCCAGTGGCATTGTTGAGTCAGGTGCCACTGGTGGCAAATCTGTAAGCATCACGGTGCCGGCTACAAACACTGCCGTTCAAGCTTTTAATGCTGCTTTGGCTAATCAATGGCTTTGTGAGCTGAAGGTTTATGAGTTCGACAGCCGGCTTGATAACACGGCACCGCAGTCAGGCCAGAACCTAATCGCGAGCTATACCGCTGAGGTGGTCGAGGTTTCAGGTTCGTTCACCAGACTTGATGTGATGCTTGGCAGTAGCCTGTCACCAGTAGGTGCGCAAGTGCCACCTCGTAAGTTCACCAGTCTCCTGATCGGGTCACCGCTACGGCTATGACGATCAGCATCTCCGATCCGCTCACGCTGTTCCCTTATCAGGCAGGCCTGACGGATCCGCCATTGGTGGAGGCTGCAGCAATGGCAGCCAATGATTTGGCGACCAGCCAGAGGGCCTACAAGATCGGCGATCCGGTGCCGATCGTGTTCTGCCGTCGTGTCAATGATAATGGCGGAGTATTGGTGAGCCCTGGCGCTACGGAAGGCCGATGGGAAAACGACGGCACGACCAATGAGCTGACGGTCAGCTTGATGGTTGTGTTGAGCGAAGGCGAACTTGCAACCATCCCGATCAAGGATTGCTTTGTCGGGCCATGTCGTCAGGGCACCTGGGCGCAGACCTATGACCGTCGTGCTGGCACCTGGACGCCTGGCAATTATCTGACGACGGTTTCAGGGAAGCAACCATGGACGGCGCCCTATTACTGCGGCACGTCAGGCAGCTACGACAACATGACGACGCTGAGCTGCGTCAACAGCTACATCGACGGCAGCCAGCGATCAAACCATCAGCTGCATGTCTTCGTGCGTTCCGGCATGGAGGTGACACGGATCATCGATAGCACTGCTGGACCGAGCAACAACGTGATCGATCTTGCGCTGTATCTGATGGACGCATCAGGACGTGTGCCGAGCGGTTTGATTGACACGACGCAGATGCTGGCTGCGGCCAACTTCACCGATACCAATGGCCTGCACTTCAATGGTGTGTATGAGGAGAGCCGGAACCTTGATAATTGGCTTGAGGAGATTAGCAATGACTTTTTGTTGCGGCTGACGGAGAAGAATGGAAAGTTCGGGTTTAGGCCGCGGCTACCTGTGAACGTCGACCATACGATTAACACAGGAGTGATCGATTGGCAGTTTACTTTTACTGAGGATCACCTGCTGCCGGATGGCTTTGACATTCAGTACGTGCCGCTGACTGATCGTCAGCCGGTTTGTCTGCAGATGATGTGGCGTCAGCAGCCGGAATCCGACATTGGCTTTCCGCGCACCACTGAGATTAGGTTTAACGGCGAAGCAACCGATGGACCGTTTGAGCAGTATGACCTGAGCGGCTTCTGCACAAGCGAGAACCATGCGGTGAAGGTTGGAGCGTATCGCCTAGCCAGACGGAAGCTGATCACGCACACGCTGCGGCTGAAGGTAAGGCCTGCGAGCTACAACAGCAGCCTGGCTCTTGGCGACATCGTGCGCGTGAGGTTACGGCGTGAGACAGCTACAGCAGCGCTGGATTATCACGATTATTTGTATGAGGTGGAGCGGATCGAGAAGACCGCCAGCGGTGCCTGTGTATTTGATCTGACGCATTATCCGATCGATAGCCAAGGTCGCAGCCTGGTGGCGTTAGCTGTTGATGCTGCTGTGGGGCCTGGCGTGACATTGGACCCTGGCCGGGATGATTACAGCTGCGACGACAACTCAGCGACGGATAACACCGGCCTGCCTGATACCGGGATCGATTATCCGGCATTCCCTGAAACGCCTAGCTTAACTGACACGGACGTGACGCTGGATCAACCTGATGCTGAATTGCCG